AGCTGTTTGAGCTGCAGCTTGACAACACGCTGCATGGTGCAAGCACGACGTACTACTGGCATAACGGCGTCAATGCCAACGTGACTGGCGACATCGTTTTCAACAGCAATACCTACGTCAGGCTTCCAGTTGAGGCGACGGGGTTCGACTACAGCAGCTCTGGCAGCCTGCCGCGCCCGACGCTGCGGATCAGCAACCTGTTCAGCGACATGACCACGCTGCTGCTGCTGGTCAATGCGACCACACCCGGCAACGACCTGGGCGGCGCGACAGTGCGACGGATCCGCACGCTGAAGAAGTTCCTCGACGGGGAATCAGCGGCAGACCCTAATGCCCGCTTCCCGACGGAAATCTGGTACGTCGATCGCAAGTCCAACGAGAACCGCGATCTGGTTGAGTTCGAGCTGGCCAGCAAGTTTGACCTGGCCGGTGTCATGCTGCCCCAGCGGCAGATCATCGCCAACGTGTGCCAGTGGAAGTATCGCGGCGCGGAGTGCGGATACACCGGCAGCAGCTACTGGAACGTAAACGATCAGCCTGTTGGCACCCTGGCGGCTGACGTCTGCGGCAAGCGGGTGGAGAGCTGCAAACTGCGGTTTGGGGCGACGGCTGAGCTGCCGTTCGGAAGTTTCCCTGGGGCGGGATTGACCCAGTGATGAAGCTGACCGACACCCTCAAGGCTGACATCCTGGCGCACGCGCAGGCCGAGGATCCACGCGAATGCTGCGGCCTGATCCATGTGGTCAAAGGCCGGCGCCGGTACTACCCGTGTCGCAACATCGCCGCCACACCAGACGAGCATTTTATCCTTGATCCGGCGGATTATGCAGCAGCCGAGGATGCCGGCGAGATCGTGGCCGTGGTGCATAGCCACCCGGTGACGCAGCCAGTTCCATCAGCAGCAGATCAGATCGGCTGCAACAACAGCGGCCTGCCGTGGGTGATCGTCAACCCCAAGGCTGAGGAATGGGGCCAGTGCGAGCCGTCTGACTTTGAGCTGCCATATGTCGGGCGTGAGTTTGTTTTTGGCGTGGTGGATTGCTACAGCCTGTGCCGTGATTGGTATCAGCGTGAATGGGGTTTGGAGTTGGCTGACTTCCCGAGGCGTGATGGCTTCTGGGAGCGTGGTGAGAACCTGTACGTTGATGGGTACAAGTCCCAAGGCTTCCGGCGCGTGCCGTTTGATGAGTTGCAGTACGGCGACGCGATCTTGATGCAGCTTGGCGCTGACCTGCCTAATCACGGCGCCATTTACCTTGGCGATCAGCAGATTTTGCATCATGTGCAGGGGCGATTGAGTAGCCGCGACGTGTTCGGCGGTTACTATGTGAAGAGCACTGCCCTGGTCTTGCGGCATGAAAGTCGTTAAGGTCTACGGCGCACTACGCAAGTTCCTAGGTGGCCGCTGCCGTTTCGAGTTTGAAGTAGACACACCAGCGCAAGCAATCAAGGCGTTGTGTGTCAACTTCCCCGGCTTGGACAAGTGGCTGATCGACTCTGAGCGGACTGGGATGGGTTTTCGCGTCACGGTCGGTCGCGAGCACATCACATCTGAGGATGCCAGCGTGGCCGTGCTGCCCTGGTCTGAGCGGGATGTGTTCAGCATTGCGCCGGTGGTGGCTGGTGCTGGGCAGGGATTCGGGCAGGTGATGGCTGGCATTGGCCTGGTTGCGCTCGCGATCATCGCTGGTCCGGCCGGCGCTGGTTTTCTTGGTCTTGGTGCTGGGTTTATCTCAGGGGCAACAGCAAGTGCGGTCTCGGTTGCACTTGGCGGCATCGGTGCCAGCCTAATTCTCGGCGGCGTCGCGCAAATGCTGTCCCCGCAACCGGATGTCTCAGCGCTGCAGCGTGGCAAGGAAGCAGCCCGTCTGGAGTCGTTCAGCTTTAGCGGCATCGTCAACACCAGCAAGCAAGGGCTGCCGGTGCCGATTGTTTACGGCCGCGCCTTTGTTGGTTCGGCTGTTCTGTCCAGCGGCCTTGATGTGGCACAACTGAAATGATCGAAGACCTGCTGTTGGTTCAAGGTGCTGGCGGTGGTGGCGGCGGTGGTGGCGGCGGCGGCAAGGGTGGCGGTGGTGGCGGCGGCACAACCCACGTTCCATCGGAAGCTGATGACAGCCTGCAGTCGGTCCAATATGCCAGTGTCCTCGACCTGATCAGCGAAGGCGAGATCCAGGGCATCGAGGGCGGCGCTCGTGGCATCTACCTGGATGGCACGCCCGTCCAAAGCAGCAGCGGCACTGACAATTTCACCGGCTACACGGTCGTCACCCGCACTGGCACGCAAGCGCAGAGCTACATCGCCAACACCAACGGCATCGAATCAGAGCAGGCCGTCAACGTCGAGATCACCGCTGCTGCATCCGTCACCCGGCAGATCACCGATTCAGACGTGGACCGCGCCCGGATCACGGTGCAGGTGCCAGCGCTGCAGATCATCGAAGATGACGGCGACATCATCGGCCACAGCGTCAGCATCCGCTGCAGGGTGCAGTACAACGGCGGCGGCTACACGACCGTCTTCGAGGACACGATCAGCGGCAAGACAACCAACGCCTACCAGCGCGATTACATCATCAGCCTGAGCGGCGCGTTCCCGGTTGACATCAGGCTGGAGCGTATCAGCGCTGATGAATCCAGCGCTCGCCGGCAGAACCGCACGTTCTGGTTCAGCTACACAGAAATTATTGACGAAAAATTCAAATACCCAAATAGCGCATTAGCCTTTTTGCGTTTTGACTCTCGCCAGTTCAAAGGCATCCCAGCCCGGAAGTACTTGGTGCGTGGCATCAAGGTGCAACTGCCCAGCAATGCCACGGTTGACACCACCACTCACCTCGGCCGGGTCACCTACGCCGGCGTCTGGAATGGCACTTTTGGTGCTGCAACGTGGACATCGGACCCGGCTTGGTGCTTGTGGGATCTGCTGACGAACACCCGCTATGGCGCCAGCATCCCGGCCAGCAGCCTGGATCGGTACGACTTCTACGCGATCAGCCAATACTGCAACGAGCTGGTCAGCAACGGACGCGGCGGCCTGGAGCCCCGGTTCAGCTGCAACATGCTGATCAACAGCAGGGACGAGGTTTACAACGTCATCCAGGAGTTCGTTGCGCTGTTCCGTGGCATTGCCTACTACGGCGCTGGCGCGATGGTGGTGCTGCAGGACAAGCCATCGGATCCGCAGTACCTGCTGACCCCAGCCAACGTGGTCGATGGGCTGTTCAACTACAGCGGCTCATCCCAGAAGGCACGGCACACCACAGCAACCGTCGCGTACCAAGACTACGACAATCTGGGCGAGGTGTCCTATGAGTACGTCGAGGATGCGGCGGCTGTTGCCAAGTACGGCATCATCAACAAGGACATCAAGGCAGTCGGCTGCTACTCGCAAGGGCAGGCGCACCGCGTCGGCAAGTGGGCACTGCTGTCAGAGCAGAACCTGACCGAGACCGTCACCTTCTCCGTGTCGATCGACTCGGGCATCGTGCTGCGGCCTGGCATGGTGATCGACGTGGCCGATCCCATGAAAGCCGGCAGCAGGCGCGGCGGTCGCATCAAGGCAGCAACGACCACAACCGTCACGCTCGACAGCGCCACCGGTATCGCGCTCGGCAGCTCGCCCACGATCAGCGTCCTGCTGCCCACCGGCCTAGCTGAGACCCGTGCTATTGCAGGCTTCGCTGCCGGCGTGGTCACTGTTACCAATGCCTTCAGCGAGGCGCCCAACCCAGAAAGCATCTGGATCATCCAAGACACCGGTCTGCAGACGCAGCAGTTCCGGGTCGTCAGCGTGGCCGAGGCCGAGGATGGCATCTACGGCGTGACCGCGCTGGCGTACAACAGCAGCATCTACGCGGCGATCGAATCCAACATCAAGCTGCAGACGCGGGACATCACCAACCTGTCGGCACTGCCGCAATCACCCACCGGTCTGACCGGCACAGAGCACCTGTACACCGACGGCCAGAACGTCCGCACGGCATTTGAGCTGAGCTGGGTGCCGCCGACGCAACTGGTGCAGTCTTACCGGGTGATCTATCGGCTCGGCAACAACAACTGGTCGCAGATCGAGACCAACAGCCCCAGCACCCGCATCGAGGGGTTAGACGCTGGCACGCTGCAGGTCCGGGTGCAGTCGATCAACAGCCTTGGCGGCGTCAGCAACCCGGCTACAGCCACCTTCAACCTGGTCGGCAAGACCGCGCCGCCGGGCAATGTCCAGAACCTGACCATCGAACCGATCAGCGCCAACAGCGCCCGCCTGCGCTGGGATGCCACGGTTGACCTAGATGTCCGCGTCGCTGGCCGTGTGCACATCCGCCATACCAACCTGACCGATGGCACCGGCACCTGGAGCAACAGCGTTGACCTGATTCCTGCAGTCGCGGGCTACAACACCGAAGCGATCGTGCCCCTGGTCGAAGGCGAGATCCTGGTCAAGTTTGAGGATGACGGCGGCCGGCAGAGTCCTGCTGAAACCAGCGTGATTGTGGACTTTCCCGATGCGCTCGGCAATCTGCTGGTGCAAAGCCGCCGCGAGGATGCCGACACGCCGCCATACCAAGGCAGCAAGACTGATGTCTTCTACAGCGATGAGTTTGATGCGTTAGTGATCGACGGCGATGCGCTACTGGGTGCCATCCCTGACTTCGACCTGATCAGCAGCATGGATTACCTCGGTGCCGTGCAGCAATTCGGCACCTACGAGTTTGCCAACACGCTCGACCTCGGCGCATCCTACGCCCTAGACCTGAGCCGCTTCTTCGTGACCGCTGGCTTCTTCCCGAACGATCTGGTGGACAGCCGCACCGGGCTGGTTGATAGCTGGTCCGATTGGGATGGTGCCATCGTGGACAAGGTGAACAGCAAGCTGTACCTGCGCCGCACACCCGACGATCCCGCTGGCACGCCCACATGGTCTAGCTGGCAGGAGTTCGTCAACGGTACCTTCCTTGGCCGAGGCTTCCAGTTCAAGGCCGAGCTGACCAGCGACGACCCAGCGCAAAATATCCTGATCGACCAACTCGGCTACGAGGCCACCTTCCAACGCAGAACAGAGCAGTCGATCGGTGCTGTCACCAGCGGCGCTGGCACCTACTCGGTGGCCTTCGACAAAGCGTTCTTTACAGGCACTACCGGTTTGGGCGGCCTCAACAGCAGCCTCCCAAGCGTCGGCATCGTTGCGCAAAATTTGGCGACAGGCGACTACTTCAACGTCACCAACGTCAGCAACACCGGCTTCGATGTGACCTTCAGAAACAGCGCCGGCACGGCAGTGAGCAGGAACTTCCTATGGACTGCAGTGGGATTTGGGAAGGGCGTTTAGAGTAGGAGCAAAGTGGCCTTGTTATGAGCCCCCAAGCAGACTATGTCGTTTCGAATGGCACCGGAGCGGCGGTGCGTTCAGATATCAACAACCAGCTTGCTGCCATCGTCAGCAACAACAGCGGCGCGACAGAGCCAGCAACCATGTATGCCTACCAGTGGTGGGCAGACACGACCACTGGCCTGCTCAAGATCCGCAACGCTGCCAACAACGCCTGGGTCACCGTCGGCACGCTGGCTAGTACCAACCTCGGCTTGCTAGCAAGTGGCGGCACACTTGTCTCCGCATTGGGCAGCGCCAGCACTCCGGGCATCACGTTCACCGGCGACCTCAACACCGGCATCTACAGCCCCGGCGCTGATCAGGTTTCGATCGCCACCGGCGGCTCTGATCGCCTGTCGGTTGATGCCAGCGGCAATGTCACTATCAACGCGCAAGGCGATCTGCGTTTTGCTGATTCAGACAGCAGCAACTGGGTAGCGTTTCAAGCCCCTGGAACAGTTGCCAGCAATGTCACTTGGACTCTGCCCAGCGCCGATGGCACTAGCGGGCAGGCACTTACCACCAACGGCAGCGGCACTTTGAGCTGGGCATCGGCTGCTGCCGCAAAAATTAGCGTTGGCAATACCGAGGCTGAAGTTGTCGATACCGGTGTTGATGGCCACTTCAAGGTCACGACAGAAGGCACCGAACGCGCCCGAATCGACAGCTCGGGACGCCTGTTAGTTGGCACGTCTACTTCGCCTAGCGCGGGTAATGGAAGTTATTCCAATCTGGTTGTCGGAGGGCAGCCAGGTGCTTCGACAAGTTACGGCAACATTGCAATCGTTAGAAATCAAGCAGCCTCTGCACTAGTTACTAATAGTGGCATTGGTGGCGTATCTTTCTGCGACAACACAGGCGGAACGTTTGCGGACATTTTATGCCAGGCAGATGCAACACCTGGGTCGAATGATTTCCCAGGCAGACTTGTGTTCTCCACTACCGCCGACGGGGCGAGTTCTCCGACGGAGCGGATGAGGATTGCCCAAGATGGAGTTATTACCGCACAAGGTGTATACGACTTTACCACAGCCAATGCAGCAAATGTTGCCGTTTTATCTGCCGGTCAAATTTATAGAAGCACTTCTTCAAGTAAATATAAAACAGACATCGAGACGCTCGAAAATGCTTACTCTGAAGCACTTCTTGAGTGCCGTCCTGTTTGGTATCGCTCAACTTGCGAAAGCGACAATCCCTCCCATAGCTGGTGGGGCTTTATCGCAGAAGAAGTTGCAGCGATTGACCCGCGCCTTGTTCACTGGAAAACAGTTCAAGTCAATTACGATGAAAAGGGTTCCGCAGTCGAAACACCCTGCGACCCTGAACCTGAAGGCGTCGCCTACGACCGCTTCGTCCCTCACCTATTGAACCTGGTCAAACGACAGAAGGAACAGATCGAAGCAATGGAAGCTCGCCTGTCAGCCCTTGAGGCGTCGTAGTCCCCTTCTATTCTGACCCTGGCTCGGTGTAACAAACCATTTTGTTGACCTTACCAAAATGGTCTGGCACCGTGTAATGTGGTAGGGCAGCGAGTGTCACCTCCTGCCCACGGCCACAATCCCCTAGAGATCATGACCCAACAAGATTACAGCAACACAATCGTCTTCAACACTGGAGATACCAAAGAAATTGCCAGGTTTACCGAAGAAGGTTTCTACTACAAAGGTGAGTTTGTCGATGATGCTGGTGAAGTGCATCGTTTGCTCAAGGAAGTGCTGGGTCAAATGAAGACTGAACAAAACTAGTAACCGCCATGACTAAGTTATCTGTCGCAGCGCAAGCGGTACTGGATGCCGTTGAAGATGACTGCATTCATCCAAGCGACAAGCATCGACTGGCTGCCGCCGCTCTTCGCGCTGCTGCGGATCAGGTGGTGCCAGCAGGATGGCCGCTTATTGAAGACTTCAACGAGTTTGAGCAAGGCGTTGCTGCTGCACACATAAGTCACCGCAACGCGCTCCTCACCATCGCCGCCGAACTTGAAGCTCAGTAGTCATTCCCACTTATGACCCTGACATCCCTAGAGGATCACAACCGGCAAACGTGGGCCTTCACCACAGGACCCGTCAAGAACGGCATTGCCTGCCCGGACTGCGGGTCTGAACTAATGGATTCCAACCCATCAGTTTGTCTTACAAGTTGGCCGCCGCAGTGGAGCGTTCATTGCCCCAGGTGTGACTACAAAGGTTATCGACGCTAATCATGAAACATGCACAAACACACCGCAACATTCAGTTTTTCATGCTGGGCCTATTAAGTGGGCCGATGCTTTTGATTGCAGGTCAGGCTCTTGGCAATAGCCGCTAAGCCCTCGTAGTCACTTGCACTAAAGGTTCTGGCATGGTGCATGCCTAGATATAAAAGACTGACGCCTCCGGCTGCGGAAAGCCAACCTTACGGTTCAGGTCAGCGCCTTAAACAAATTAGTCTTTGACGCTACCGACCGCCATCCCTACACTCACACCAACCACATAGCACCATGAGCACCACCTTTACCTGGGCTATTGCCAACCTGGAGCGAGAAACCGCCGACGGGTTCGTACTGACCGCGCACTGGACACTCTCGGCTGCAGATGGCACCTATGCCAGTTCGGCCTACGGATCACTGGGCTTCGAGCGCCCGGACAAGCTGATCCCATATGCCGACCTAACTGAGGAGATGGTGATCGGCTGGGTCAAAGATGCCTTTGGTGCCGAAAAAGTAGCCGAGATCTTGGCCGCACTGCAGGCGCAGCTTGACGAGCAGCGTCATCCAAGCAAGGCCAGCGGGATGCCATGGCAGTAAAAGCCAAGACCGGCACCGCACGGATCAATCACCAAGCCGGACCGCCGAAGACAACCAGACAAGGCTACGGCCAACGCAGCAGGCCGCGACGTCGCGGGAAGAAGCCTCTGCGCGGACAGGGGCGCTAACCTGAGTGCATGATTGAAGTCGTCGCTGCTATTGCTGGGGCTTCCATCAGCGTGGCTGCTATGGGCGCGATGGGTTTCAGCCGTCGCAATGACGAAGCCCGCGAGGCAGTGATCAGGCTTACCGCCGCAGTGGAGCATATCGCTACGCAACTGGAAGTGCTCCATGGCGACATCCGCGCCGATCGTCAGGAGACCTTTAAGCGGCTGAATGGCGTCGAGCAGCGGGTGGCTACGCTAGAGGCACGCCCACATCGTTGATCATGGACGCGCAAACCGTTGCCGTCATCGCCATCCTTATTGCTGCTGGCAGTGAAGTGATTGCGCTGACACCGCTCAAGTCGAACAGCTGGATTCAGCTGCTGCTGCAGGCACTGAAACTGATGTTTCCTAAGCGTCGCTGAACGTGGCAAATACCGCGCCAATCACGCTCGAGTCGCTGTTTCGTTATTACAAAAACCATCCGCACCAGGCTGCTGCGATTCAGCAGCTTGAGCAGGATTTAGCCGTCAACGGCTACGCCGCTGCAATGCGTCGCGATCGGACGTGGTTTGCTACCTGGAGCCAAGACGGCAAGCAGGTCGATCTGAGTGCAGCGCTGCAGCTCATCCAGCAGTTCGAGGGCTGTCACCTCGACGCGTACCCTGATCCGCTGAGCGGCGGCGAGCCGTGGACGATCGGCTGGGGCACGACGCGCTACAGCGACGGTCGAAAGGTCAGCAAAGGCGACAAGCTGAATCGCGTCGAGGCCGACATGCTGCTGCGGCAGGATGTGGATCGGATCGCCGCCAAGCTGCGCGAGACGGTGCCGCATTGGCGTGAGATGGCCGATCATCAGCAATGCGCGCTGGTGAGCTTTGCCTACAACCTCGGGAGTGGGTTCTACGGCACGACCGGGTTCGAGACGATCAGCCGCGAGCTGCATGAGAAAGATTGGGATGCAGTGCCCGAGGCAATGCTGCTGTACCGCAATCCTGGCACCAATGTTGAGGCTGGGCTGAAGCGTCGCCGGGAGGCAGAATGCAAGTTATGGAGCGGCCGGACTCCTGAGCCTGCGCAGGCGTTGCCGTACAAAGTGAAGCCCAGCGATCCGTTCAGCACAAAGCTGTCAGCACACTTCACCTTGGGCGAGTTTGCTTTAGGTGATCCGGCGCGGCGGTTTGTTGCGCAGCATCAGATCGACACTGCAGCCGAGCTGGCAGCATTCTTGGAGCGGGTGCGCGTCGCATTCGGCGGCAAGCGCATTACGATCACCAGCGGCTACCGTCCAGCAGCGATCAACCGTGCCGTCGGCGGTGCATCAGGCAGCGAGCACCTGTACGACGCCCCAAGCGTGGGAGCTGTGGACTTTTACGTTGATGGCGCTGACATCAACAAGGTGCAGGCATGGGTTGATCGTGAATGGCCTTACAGCGTGGGCTATGGCGCACCGAAGGGGTTCGTGCATTTAGGCATCCGTAAAGGCAGGCCACGCGTGCGCTGGGTCTATTAGACTCGCTGTGTAAGCCGCTACCAACGGCATGGCGATTACGTCTACAAGAGTATCGCCAGAGCTTTTGGAGATACGGATACCTTACAGCAGCACCAAGGAAGAGGCAACCTTCCTGCTTTTATCTGACATCCACCTAGACAACCCGAAATGTAACCGCAAGCTGCTGTTGCAGCATCTTGAGGAGTGCAAAGCTATCGGCGGTCATGCGTTGATGTTTGGCGATGTGCTTTGCTTGATGCAAGGCAAAAAGGATAGACGCGGCAGCAAAGGCGACATCAGACCAGAGCACCTTGGCGGCAACTACTTTGATCTGGTGTTCCGCGAGTCGGCCGATTTGCTCAGGCCATATGGCGACATGATCCTGATGATGGGCGACGGCAACCACGAGACTGCCGTGCTCAACAATCAAGAGATCGACCCGCTAGAGAACGTGGTGCGGCTGATGCGCAACGATGGCGCGGTCACCGAACACATGGGCTACCAAGGCTTTGTGCGGTTTGCGTTCCGGCAGTCAGCCGGCCGTACACGCCGTTGCACGTTGTTCTTCCACCACGGCGCATGGGGCGGCATCGTCACCAAAGGCACCATGGGCGGCGGCCGGTACGCGCAGATCGCACCTGATGCAGACATCATGCTTAACGGCCACAACCACGAGCGCAGCATCGTTGCGCATCCGTGCTACCGCATTGCAGAAAACGGCAAGGCATGGATTGAGCAGCGCTGGCACCTGCAAACCGGCACCTACAAGCAAGAGTTTGGCGCTACAGGCGGCTGGGCGATTGAGCGCATCGTGATGCCTAAGTCACTTGGTGGGATATGGCTGACGTTGCGGCCACGGGAGCGCGGTGGTGTTGACATCACCTGCAGGCCAACGGTATGAGGCAGTACGTCCTTGAGATTGAGTACACCATCGTGGTGGAAAGCGACAGCGACGACCCGGAAGCAGTATCAGATGACTTTGTGGCGCGGCTCACTGAGTTAGCGCCGTCCAATGATCACATCCTGGGCTTATCGGTCCAGGTGCTACCCATCCCCGAATTGCGTGGATCATTCGATTGATGGCTCTAATCTCGTATCCAAACGCAGTGCAAAGCATCAATTCAGGCAGCAGATCTTTGAAGCATGGGGACATCAATGCGCCTATTGCGGCGTGCCGGCTGACACGTTAGATCATGTCAAGCCAAGACATAAAGGTGGCGCCACAGTTGCTAGCAATCTTGTGCCGGCATGTCGGAATTGCAACCGCAAAAAAGGCAGCGAAGAATGGCGCGAATGGTTTAGCCGTCAAGATTCGTGGTCTGTTGATCGCGTTCTAAAGATTCAGGATTGGTTGGTTGATTGAGCATCTGATGGTAAAAAATCAGTGCTTGCCACTGCTGCCTGTGCTCTCGGCACATACCGTTGAAGCAAACCCTCCATACATCCTGATAGCGGCTGATTGTTGGTTTCGACATGGCCAAGCGGGGTA